TAATAGAAGCGTTACAAAAGAAAACAGAAAAAGCAATAGAATTATACACTAAATTAACAATAAATGTAAACGGATCATTTGAAGACACAAAAAGAGAATTTAACAAAGAAATAATTAAACCTAAATTTATATAAAAAAAGAACATGAAAACGAAACAACAAGAAGTAACAGAAGACTACGCAATTTATAATAGTGATTGCATGGAAGTACTACCAACTTTAGACAATGAAAGTATAGACTTGTCAGTTTATAGCCCTCCATTTGCAGGACTTTATAATTATTCTAGTAGCGAAAGAGACTTTAGTAATTGTGAAAGCAAAGAACAATTTTTAGAGCAATACGAATTTTTAATAAAAGAGATTGCTAGAGTTACAAAGCCTGGTAGGATAACGGCTGTACATTGCACGGATGTATTTGATAATACTTGTAGGCTTTGGGATTTCCCACATGAAGTAATAAAACTACATGCTAAATATGGATTTGAATATAGAAATCGTATAACAATATGGAAAGAGCCTTTAAAAGTTAGAATGAGAACTATGGTACAATCTTTAATGCACAAATTTATAGTAGAAGATTCTACAAAGTGTTTTACTGCTATGCCTGATTATGTATTGATATTCACTAAGAAAGGAGAAAACGAAGTACCAGTAACACATCCTAACGGGTTAAATAAATACTTTGGCGATACTCCAATTTTACCTAACATTCTAACAGCTTGGAATAATGCACAAGGAACTAATATAAATGAATCTCAATTATGGGATTATTTAAATAAAGAGTTTAAAGGACATGAAGATCCAAAGAGTAATAAATTATCTCATTACATTTGGCAAAGATATGCCTCTAGTGTTTGGGATGACATTAGAATAGATAATGTATTACCTTTTAAAGATAGTAGAGAAGAAGATGACGAAAAGCACGTACACCCTTTGCAATTAGATGTAATAGATAGAATAGTAGAAATGTATTCTAATACTGGAGAAGTTGTTTTAACTCCTTTTATGGGTGTAGGTAGTGAGGTTTATAGTCCTGTTTCTTTAGGTCGTAAAGCTATAGGGATTGAATTAAAAGATAGTTATTACAAACAAGCTATTTACAATTTAAAACAAGCTAAAAAAAGAGAGTTGTTTGGTAAAGTGACTAATCAAAAAACATTATTTTAATATGAACAACACAAATAACTTATTCTGCTATACTGCTGCTATTGGTTTTATATTAGATCAAGCAGACAAGATAACTGGAAGTAAAATATACTTTCAAAAGGTTAAGCAATACGGTAATAGATTTTTAAAAGAGATAGAAAAGCATGAGAATGAATTTGCTAATTATGTAGATGCAGATGTTATGAGTGAAAGCTATCAGATATTCGAAAATGTATTATCTTTAAGTATTACAATAGATGAAAAGAAAAAGAAGTCTTTTGAAAGAGAAATGAATCAATTAATTTTAAAATATAAATAAATAGAATGGAAAATTACAAAGTAGTAGGTAAGCTAGTTTCAGTATCAGATATTGAACAAGCAGGAGAAGGTAAAAAAAGGTCTTTCAGAATAGACACAGGACAACAGTATAACAACTTATTAGAGTTTGAATTATACAAGAAAGAAGAGTATGTAGAACACTTAGAAAAGTTTACAGAATACAATAAAATAGGGTCTCAAGTAGAAGTAGAATTTAATCTAAGGTCTTTTAATTGGAAACCAGAAGCAGAGAATAAGATATTTACTTCTTTAAGCTGTTGGAAGGTTAATAAAGTGGATAGTTCTAATAATGCACCTACTGAATCAGAAGAAAGTAAAAGTGAATTACCCTTCTAAATTAAATAATAAATTATGAGAAAGATAATAATAATATACGTTATAGGTGTTGTTTTAAGTTGGGTGATGGGTGTTAATTATTTAAAAATCAGCCGTAATAGACCTTTAATTTATAGAGATATAGCTTTTGCTTCTGGAATGTCTATTTTATCATGGATTAATGTAGCTGCTCTTTCTATATTACATTTAGAGCAGTTAGATATATGGGATAAAGAAGTTAATTAAACTAAATAAAACAATAGATATCAAATAATTTTTGTATCTTTGCTTTTAGTTATTGTCGTCCACAGTAGATAACTATCGAAATTTAAAGACCTGTTAAGATTATTTGGAGTGGACGCCAGTAATTTTGACAGGTTTTTTTTATTTAAAAATACGTAACGTATGAAATTTTTAGAGAAGGATTTGGAACAAATCATCTACGAGCAGTTTAAATCACAAGAAGGTTGTGAGGCATTATGGGTAAGAGGTCTTGTAAGACTTAAGCCAGACAAAGTTTTTAGTCAATTAAGACTAGGTAACTATGGAATATCAGATATAATAAGTTATTATAAACCCACAGTAGAATCCACTGATGGAAACTCTGTAATACAAACAAGCCATAGAATAGAGGTTTTTGAATTAAAAAAAGACAAGGTCTCTCTTTCTGCTTTTATACAAGGCATAAGATATTGCAAGGCAGTTCAAAGATTTTTTAGTAAAAAAGGATATGATGTTCAAATAAGCTTAACGCTAATAGGCTCAGAAATAGATTTAGGATCTGATGTAATTTATTTGCCAGATATAATAAATAGCGAAGATTTTATTTTAAGTCTTTATACTTACAACTTTGATGTTAACGGCATAAGTTTTAAGCAGCATGAAGGTTATTGTTTAACTAATGAAGGCTTTGGATATGAGAATTAACGGATTTGAACAAATAAAGGCTTTTTATTCATGGGTATTTAATAACCCTGATAAAGTAAGACCAACACACATAAGTTTATACTTGTTTCTTTGGAATCAAGGCAATAGAGCTAATTGGGTTGAATGGTTTAAATGCCCTTATGACTTAGCTATGCAAGGAGCTTGTATAGGTAACAAAGGAACTTATTATAGATGCTTAGATGATTTACAAACTTTTGAATTAATAAAATATAAGAAAGGATTAAATAATTATAAAGCACCTCAAATACACTTAATTAAGTTGTACGATAATGAACAAGTAACTGTACCACTAAGTGAACAACTAACTGAACAGGTGTCTGAACCGCTAACTGAACTACTAACTGGTAACATATATAAACTAATAACTAGTAACTATAAACTAGTAAATAGTAATTTAGAAAAATGGATTAATTCCTCATTAGATTTAATAGAAACTTATTCTATAACCGACATCAAAAAAGAAGTTCAAACTCTAACAGCTTTAATGAATGTTTTAAATATAAACAAACTTAAACTATCTAATTATTTCAATGAGTTTTCTATTCAATACCTAACAGATAAATTTACTCATAATGAATACAAAGAAAAACTTACTCACTTTATAAATTATGTTAAAAAACAAGAAAAGGATATACAAAAAGAGAACGCTCATGAGATAGGTATAAACGGTAAGTATTTAGGACAAGCACCAAAACCTTTAACGTAGAAGCTATGAAAAGTATAGAAACATTAATAGCTTTTAAAAATGGTGAGATACCTACAGGATTAGGAATAAATTTACCTAGTGTAGACCAATATCTTGTTTATAAGCCTAATAGATTTTGTTGTATAGTTGGCCGGCCTAACATTGGTAAAACCTTTTTTCAATTATGGTACTTCCTTTGCCTATCTAAAAAGCATGGTTTGAAATGGGCTATATATTCTATTGAGAATGAAGTATGGGTATTAAAAATGTTCTTAGTTGAATTTTTAGCAGGTAAGAATGTAAAAGACGTTAACGAAGCAGATTTATATAATTTTGATAGCTGGATAAATGAACATTTTACATTTATGGAACAAAAAAGCTATACTATTGAAGAGTTATTAAATGAAGCAAAGAAGTTAAAAATAGATGGTTTGTTTATTGATCCTTACAACGCTTTGAATAAAGGAGGAGGTAACGGTCATGATATAGACTATGCAGCTATAAGACTTATTCAAGATTATAAGCATACTTACGGGAGTGTTTACATAAATCATCATCCAATAACAGCGAGTCAGAGAAGAATAATAGCAGATAAGAATAGTGAATACTTTGGTTATCCTGATTATATGAAGTATTATGATGTAGAAGGTGGTGGTAAATGGTTTAATGCTTGTGATAGTTGGGTAAGTTTACATAGATTTACTTCACACCCTCATAACTGGATGTTAACAAGTGTTATAGTAGAAAAGGAAAAGGTAACGCAAACGGGCGGCAATGTAACTCCTCACGATTGCTATGTATTAGCAGAATATAATCATCATAGATTTAAGATAGTAGGAGTAGACCCTTTAGAAGATAAAAAAGGATTAGATTTTGATTCAGCAGAACAAATATTATTTTAAATTAAATATAAGATTATGAAATACGAACACTTAAAAGACATTATTATTCAATTAGAAAAATGTGAATTTACAGACAATCAAGGGCATCACATTGAAAATAACGTAGCTTTCATAGCATTAAAAGAAAGAGTTAAGTGTGATAATTGCGGAATAAGTAATACTGATACGTATTATTGTGACTCATGTATAGACAATGCTTACGAAAGTTCACCAAACAGCTAGATAGTAAATTATGAAACACGATAACTACTGGAAACACTCAATACTAATAAAATTAAACGGAGTAAAAGTACTTTTAGAAGATGAATTAAAAGAACTTGAAAACATGAGACAGGGAATAAACGACACTCAAAGGGCTAAACTTGAAAAAAGAATAGGAGTACGTAAGGAAATGATAAAAACTTTATGTAATATTGAATTAGATTTTAGAGAAGAATTATGATAGCTAACAACATAAGTACTGAAAACTTTGAGAATCATCATTACTCTTCTGCTTTACTTAGAATGATTAAGGGAATTGAAGAAATGATTTTAAACGCTCCTGACAACGCTAAAAAAGAAATGCTAACCAATGTACTACAATATAGTAAAGAGGTTGCTACACGTATTAAAAACAACGTTAACAGCGTTAATTATTTATTAGTAGCTAATCACGAATTAGAAGTAACTATACAAAGTCATAAATTACAGGCTATAAAGGATAAATTAAGGATAAAGATTTTAGAGGCTCATTTAAAAGAAGCTTTACCAATGGAAGAATATAACGGAAAATTAAAACAATTAAAATAAGAGATATGACACAAGAACAACTAGAAGAAAGAAGAGAATTGAAATCAATTATTACAAGCCTAGAAGCTAAAGTAGTGAGAAGAGATAAGAAGATAGAAGATAATCAAAGATTAATAGATAGATTACAAGCAACTATTAATGACATGGTAGAAGATAAGAGGAAGGATCAAAACAAAATAGAAGTATTGATGAAACAAAAATACGATATAGATAGAGAGATGTTAACGCAGTAATGAAAGTTTACATTAATCCTATATCAGTGAATAAGTGTTGGCAGGGAAGAAGATTTAAAACACCTGCTTACAAATCTTATGAAACTGAATTATTACATATATTACCTAATATGAAAGTAGGTAAAGGAGAATTGACTAT